CCGTCAATGCTCCGCGCCTCACGCAGCCCGCGCTTCATCTCGTCCAGCATCTGCGCGCGCAGGTTCGCCGACAGGGCCAGCGGCATCGCCAGGTCAGCGGCCATACGCGAGGCCATGACGGAGCAGAACGCGGCGTCCCATTTGGTGGCGTCGGTGATGCGCGCGGTGTAGCGGAGGGACAGTGGCGAGGTCAGGCTGGTGACGATGGCGCCACCCTCGACGGCCCAGCCGTCACCCACCTCGGCATCCAGTTCCAGCACGCGCAGGCAGTCGGCCGGCAGCGGGTAGGAGTAGCCCGGCCCCCAGGCCGGCGCGGTCTCGGAGGCGGCCAGCAGCGCACGCTTGGTGGCGAACTTCCAGGGGTGGTTGCGCAGCAACTCGTCGCGCAGCCCAGGGAAGAAGCGCCGGCACAGGTCGGCCGCCTGCTCCGTACCGTCAGTCGAGACGATGGAGGCAATCCCCAGCATGGCCAGGGCGCGGTTGCAGATATCGAGTTCGGAAGACGCCATGCAAGAAAGAAGGGGCGGGTTTCCCCGCCCCCCTCCGGTCAGTCGATGACGTAGACAATTTCCATCAGCAGGCGGCCCGAGGCGGGCAGCGCAGCAGTGGCGACGGTCAGGATAATCTGCTCGTCGGCCGTCAGTTCCACGCCCATGGCCGCATTCAGCGCCACCGAGACCCACTGGTCGGCGGAGGTGAACGTAGCCGCGGCGCGGTACTTGCCGGTCGTGCCCGTCACGCCGATGGCCAGCGTGGCGCTGGCGCCCAGCGTGGCCGAGGCGTTCAGGCGGATGTCGAGGATGCGCGCACCCTTCGGCACCACCTGCGGGAAGCTGTAGGTGCCGACCGCATCCGAGGCGAGCGTGAACTCGGCCAGGTGCTGCCGGCGCCGGCCGCCGACCAGCGAAACCGGGTTGAGGTTGGGCAGGGCCGCAACGGGGGAGGTAAAGGCCATGGTCTCAGCTCTCCAGGCAAAGGATCTGAGCGACCTTGGCTTCTTCCAGCCGGGACGAGCCGATGCTCATCTCGCTGTAGACCTGGATCGCGTACTTCTTGTCGGCGCGCTCACCGATGCGCGCGACCGGCTCCTTCTGGATCGCCAGGCCGATGCCCGACTTCACCCAGGCCAGCACCTTGCGGTAGCTGCTGGCGTCCACACCCAGCCGCTCGGTGCGGATGAAGTTGAAGCCCATGAAGCGGTCCACGCGGCCTTCCACCAGCGCCTTCACGCTGTTGTAGTCCTCGGAGGTCGCTTCGGTGGTGCTCAGCAGGTTGGCGATCTGCTTGCCGGAACAGGCGATGTAGCGCGGCTCGTCCGGCTCAATGCCGGCTTCGGCCGAGTCAAACAGAACCTTCGCCTCGATCAGCTTGGAGATGGTCAGGCCCGCGTTGCCGCTGCCCGTGCCGTACTTCCAGCTGTTCACGGCGATGATGTTGCCGCTCGGGAAACTGACCGTGCTGCCGGCCTCTTCGCCGGTGGTCGAGGTCGCCGTCGCCGCGGCGATGATCTCATCGTCCATCGCGCGACCGAACGCCGCCGCCGCATTGGTGGCGTAGATGCTGGTCGGGTCGGTGATGGTCTGGAGCTTGTCGATCTGGTCAACCAGGTCGGCCCATTCATAGGTCCCGAGGTTGATCCAGCGCCGGCTGTGCGGCGTGGAGATCAGCGGCGTGTCGCCATGGCGCGAGGTGCGGCGCACAGCGGCGGTCGCGCCGATCTGCTCCATGCTCATGCGCTTGCCGGTGACGCTGTTGTCCACCATCACGCAGTTGCGGAGGCGGCTGCCCTTCTGCTGGGCGAGCTGGTAGAAATTCTGGCCGAACTGAACAACTCGGCTGGTTTCGATCTGGAAACTCACGGTTGGGAACTCCGATCCGTGCGTTGCACATGATCGACTGAGTTCCCTGCGCTACGGAGCGCAGACCCGCGTCTGGCCTGGTTGTCGGGGCGGCCTATCCCCCGCGGTGCTTGCCCGGACGCTCAGCCTCGGGTTGCCCCTTGCCTACGTTCCCCGGTCGCTCCGCGTCGAGGAATACCGCGAACGCTTCCGCTCGCGCAAGAAGAAAGTCCGATCCGGCCGTACCTGTCGTCGCACCGACCGGGCCGGCCGACTGCACGGCCAGGCGCAGGGCTTCCAGACGGACGCTCACCCCTGCGACCCCGGATGCGCGGCGGCGAACAGCGCTTCCATCTCGCGCACCGCCGCGGCGTGGCTGGGATGGTCGTTGGTCGAGTAGGCGGCCATGAAGTCCTTGTCCATGTACTTGCGCGACACGGCCTCGCGCGCCTGCTCGGGCGTGGTCGCCGCCTGCCCGCCGCTGCTGCTGCCCTTCAGCGCGCCGGCCTCGGAGAGCGCATCGGCCATCTTCGCCAGCATACGCAGCGCCTGCGGGTTGCGGCCGAGGCCGGCCTCGTTGACCGCGGCCAGGGCTTCCTTGCCGCCGAAGTTCTCAATGGCCCGGGTGATGCTGTGGACCTTGGCCGCGTAGTTGCCGCCCCACTCGGCCTTGAGTTCCGTCTCGGCCGCGGTGGTCTGCTCCACCACCTGGGCGGCCTGCATCTCCTGCGCCTGCCCCTGCGCCTGGCCGTAGAACTGCATCACGCTGGCAGCCTGGCGCGGGTTCAGCCCGGCCGCGTGCGCTGCGGTGCGGAAGCCCTCCAGCATCGGCTCAGGCACGCCGGCCGGCGCGGCGAACTCGTATCCCTTCGGGTCTTTCGGGCGGCCCAGCTTGTCGAACACCTCGCCCCACTCGGGCGCGTCCTCCTTGCTCGGCAGCTTCAGCAGTTGCTCGGGCGGAACGCCGAAGCGCTTCTCCAGCTGCGAATAGCTCTTGGCCAGGCCGGCCAAGTCCCGGAACTTGGCCAGGCTGGCGTCGGAGCGCAGTTCCTCGGGCAGCCATTCCGGCCCGCCGTTGTGGCCCGGCCCGGCCGGCGCACCACCCAGGACGGAACCCGGGGCGTCGTTGGTGGGGGTGAAGGTTTCGGTTTCACTCATGCGGGAACAGTTCCTCGACTTGCCCTGAGCGCAGCATGCGTGCCACCGCATCGGGGTCTGATGTGACGATCTCGACCAGCTCCAGCCCGAAGCGTCGCGCGCCCTCACGGCGGGCAGTCTCATGCGTGTCGCCGGGGGCGTAGGTGGACTGCATCAGCCCGGCCCGCCGCAGCAGGTCAGCGAACACGCGCTGGCCGTGCTCGCTGCCGAAGGTGATGTGGTAGTCGAGGCGGCGCTGATGCTCTTCCATCGCCGCGGCCTCGCGCGAGGCGGGACGCTCGCTGATCCGGCGCCATAGTCGTGTTGCTGCGTTCAAGCCGCCCCCTGCCCTGTCATCGCCCCCAGCGCCTGCATGGCGCCGGCGCCGTCCTTGGCCGCCCGGGCGATGCCCTGCGCCCCGCTGATCTGCGCCATCTGCTGCTGCTGCTGCTGCCTGGCCTGGGCCATCTGCGCCGCGTCGGCCTTGCTGCGGATCACCCGAGGCGGCACACCGAAGCGCGTCCCCAGGAACCGCACCACCTCGCCCGCGTCCACCACATCCAGCGCGGCCGGGTCCATGTTCGCCACTTCGGCCACACCCTGCACCCACCGGATCACGCCATCCGCGTCGCTGGTCTTCTGGCTCAGGGCGAGCGGCGACTGGTACTCGATCTCGTAGGTGAACAGCCCTTCCGGGGCCGGCGGCAGCGCGCCGTTGCGGACCAGCGTGTCCAGCGTCCAAGCGATCAGCGGCCCGAGGAACTCTTCCTGGAGCCGCGAAACCATCGGACCCAGCAGCCGAAGTTGCTCGTCCCGGCGCTGAAGCACCTCGGTCGCCGTCATGTTCGGGCGCGTCGGCAGGTTCATCCAGGTGACGTAGAAGCCCTGTTCGATCCGGCCCATCACCTCGGCCGTCTTCTCCGCGCCGATGTCCGGCCGCGCCGCGTTGGGCAGCGTGAAGGGCCGGTCGCCGTCCATCAGCTGCCCAGCGCGGAAGTAGTTGATGGTATTCGGCGCGGTGGTCAGCGGCCCGAGGAACCCGTCATCCGGTACGAATACCGCCGGGTCCACAACCTTGGCCACGCCGCGGAGGTTCACCTCCTCCAACTTGTTCAGCAGGCGGATATCGGGCAGCAGGTCCATGGCTGGGCCGACGCCGTAGTCCTCACCGCTGCGGCGCTTCCACCGGCTGAAGATGTAGGGGAAGCGGTCATAGCCGCCGACCTTGCCAATCGGCTCGTCGGGGTGGTCCTTCAGCAGGTAGTAGGACAGCCACCGCAGCCCCTTTGCCCCCTCGGGCTTCGGGAACACGGCATGCACCAGGTCGAACTTCCGATCCGGCTCCTTCTCCAGCACCTTCTTCACCGGCTCGGGCACGTCATCGGGCCACTTGCCGGCGATCTGGTGCGCGGTCAGCTGATACATGCGGAACAGCGTGTCCACCGTACCGTAGGCGTCCAGGCTGATGAAGCAGTCGGCGAGCGGGATGGTGTGGAAACGGATGCCCTCGATCCCGCCGTCATCCATGAACAGCGGGCCATTCCCGAAGGCGACGATGTCCTGGTAAAGCTCGTGCGCCGCCGTGGTGAAGCACCCGCGCGGGCTGTTGAAGGTGGCGTACAGCGCCTCGGTGGCACCATCCAGCCAGACGGAGGCGTCATCTTCCCCCGGCGTCTCCTGGCCATCCGCGCTGCTGCGATCCAGGCGCAGGCGGAACCACCGCAGCGCCGGGGAGGTCAGCATCCCATGCAGGCCCGCCGCCAGCTGATCCGCCGCAGTCACCGGCCCGGTGTGGAAGATGCGGGTGATGCGCTTGGTGCCAGGCGTGGTGATGCGGGTGAACTCGCTGGACGGGCGAACGTAGTCGGCCACCTCCTGCCAGTGCATCGAGAACACAGCGCGGGCCGACTTTAGCCGGTCGGCGCGGGCGAGGATGTCGCGGGGGGTCATCCGCTACCCTCCCAGCAGCGTGCGCTTGCCGTCTGCGGCCTTGGTATCGCTCGGCGCCGCCAAAATCGTGCTGCCGCGCCCGCTGGCCTGCGCCGCGCGCTGGCGCTGCCCGGCCATCGCGCTCTGCGCCTGCGCGCCACTCAGATCCACCGCCGGCGGGGCCGGGGGAGGAGGGGGGGATGGTGAGCCGCCGCCGCCGCCACCCATGTCAGGCGTCCCCACTTACGGCGTACAATTCCGCCAACGATTTCGCCGCCACGGCTGCCGCCTGCGCGACATTGCTGGCGGCGCGGATGGCGTCGATCTCTTTGCCCATCTGCGCCAGCTTGTCGCCACCAGCACGGATGGTGTTGAGTTGCTTCCACTGTGGCCAGTTGGCTTCAATGCGCCGTGCTGCATCCTCACGAATGGCAGCCAGCATCTCCGTGCGGACTTCTTCTACCGTGCGATCATCAGTGTCGCTGATGAGTTCGCCGTTGATGTCATAACTCATGATCCTAGGCATGATTAAGCCACCACCATTTCGAGCAGAGGGATTGACGAAGAACCGTTTGCCAGCGAGAACGAGAGGCCGCTTGCACTAGGCCAGTCAGTTCCGTAATCCTGTAGGGCAGTGACGCCAATGTATTGCACAGTAGAAGACAATATAGAAAGGCCCAGCAATATTGCATTAGTGGTACTCGACGAACCGACCATCGTTGCAAACGGCAGCGTTGTCCCGGTGTGCTTGCTGGCCGCCCAATACATAACACCCGGCACCAGCACCGCCTGCGCTGGTATAGCATTCAACACAGTTTGGCGAATGTTGGTGTTGAGAGTCTTTG